AGACATTTCCACACTTTGTGAACCTAACGCCGAACATTTCTAAGAATAACGTGAATGGTTTTTGTTAGTTTTTCATTGCCTAAGGCATTCAAGTCCGATTGAAGAAAAGCCACGAGCATATGCTGAAGTTAGTCGTACAAGTATGTCTCATTCCCAACTTTCGTAGGGTGGGGAAGTGCCTTAACACTAATCCCCCGCCTAGCCATATATACTACGTGTTTCATAGCCTCTATACTAAAACCATTCACGTTATTCTTAGAAATGTTCGGCGTTAGGTTCACAAAGTGTGGAAATGTCTCACTAGATATGTTGTACGTACGTGATGTATTATCAAACAGATTAGCCGTGTTTAAATCTTTGTCAGCTAAGTAAGCATGCATCTGGCGTTCAGCCACCTCAGCTATACTAGTTAAAGCTGGCTCGGATATATCTAGTATCATTAAACACGATGTCCAATTCTGCATGGGATAGTCAGATAACACTCCTAGTATTTCGTTACCAGTTAAGTAAGCTGGAGCTGATCCTGGGTTATTTCTTAAAATACGGTCTATATTTGAAGCCGGACTAGTAGCTATGGCATTTCTGTATGATAAGCCGACTATTCTATGAACGTTACGTACTCCTTCGTCTGCTGTAAGATATGGTGATTCAACCCCCACCGCTGTGTTCTCAGCGAGATAGAAATTACAAAAGAAAGCTGGCCTGGGTGCCTTGGCCAGCTTACCTGTGATAATGTCGGTCAGTATTATGTCAGCAGTAGCCTCTTTCACCGATCTTTCTTCCAACGTACCTATAATCTTCTCATTCAGGTGCCTCTCACAGTACTCTGGCATCAGTTTCTTAAGTCCGTTCGATATCCTAATTCCCAACCCATCAGGATCGACGCCGTTACGTCTTTTAAAGTGGTTTTTCCATATATCATGTAGGTAATCACCATTCTGCTCACGCATCTGGTCGATAAATTGAGACTTAGCTTTACCAGTACTGAGGGTGGCTACTAGTTTGTTTAGGACGTGACGTTCCGTTGTGTCCATAGGTAGATATCTACCCATCGACCGAATCTCTGGTGAGGTCAGAGCTATCTCTGGGGTGCCATAACAACTGATTATCTTCGGCGTCGGTATAAACGTATAGTTGCCAGCTCTCACACCGTTCAAAAGTTTCATGTCGGCTGTAAATTGCTTCATACATGCATCAACACTACCGTAACGAATCATCATTGTCATAGCCATGTCGTACAGTATATTAACTTGCTCGAGATATCCTAACCCGATGAAACTATTCTTTTCAGACGTCAGGCTATCGAGAAATACATCTAAAGCCAGGTATCCACGGTATACCCAGATCTTGATGTGTTCGACTACATTATTACCCACAACTGTTCTTTTGGGCGACAATTCCAAGTGGTTGGCGTCGGCAGCATCCTTCAAACATTCAACCATTAGACCAGCTATCTCTTTAGTAAGTGGCCTACCGTTAGCAACACGATACACTTCCACCGAGTCATCACCCACCTTATTAGCAGTCACTAACTGTACTTTTGATAGCCCGACTTTCTCTGCACGTGCATTGTACATGTTCAGAGCCATGGTTGAGTGAGCATCGTTGGATGTCGTGTTACGTACTTGGGTAGTCAACTCTCCTGACTTAACACCAGCACTTTCACACACCAATCCGGCCATTTTATACAACAACGGTCTATCATATGATGAAGCTGAAACCTCGAGCAGGTCTGCCATCGATGCAGTGTCCAAGGTCAATGGTATCAGGCCAACATGCTGACCAGTGTATGATTTCTGCTGCGATCTGACTCCGTCGGCATGTGCTTTTGATATCTCACCCCACTGACTGGTGTCAAACTGACCAAAATCTTTGGCGACTGCAAAGAATGATGTATCACCGGTCGTAGTAGCAGCCATCTCTGGGGCCATAACATCGTGTGGTAATGCACCATGATATGTCGTTCCAACTCTACCTTGTGTGGTCAGAGCATGCATGTTAGGCTCTCTCGAACTCATCAGCCTCACTGTTGGTAGTACAGTTACTAATGATGCCGCATAAATCGATCCATAGTTTGGGGTGATTATTCGTTTGGCACGCGTGCCTTTAACTAAACGACTTCCAGCGTTAACTACACGGTTCAAATCATCAGGGTGAAACTTGCTAAAGTTTTGAGGGTGTGTCATGATATTAGCGTTTTTACTCTTAAGCTTTGACTTTATAGGCCTAACTACCCTGTATGTCCCTGGGATTGTAGTTTTAAAGATGCTCTTGTTGTCAACGTCGTCATCTGTGTACAATATTGATGTCGTTCTGAACTTCCCTTCAACCATGGCGTGTTCATCCGTGCTACTAGCAGATGATGTTCCTCCTTTAAATAAAAGATCCATTCTATTTACTTTAATCGCACCTTGAGGATATTTAGCTAGTCCTTCTCTCATGTACTCAGCCATGTTTTCGCGTGTACTCGTGATGAATTCTGGCGAACACTTAGGATTCAACTCTTTCGTACCATTGAACTGCATAGCCATAGCGGTAGCTGAATGTGATCCAGTGTAACCACAGTATGATAGAGCGATACGATTCAACTTACCCTTAACAACATTCCTCTTTGTGATATCAGCATCGATCATACGACTAGTTATGTCAGCTAAAAGAGTCAGACCCTCCTCTTTCAAGCTCGTTACCGATTCCACTACCATTTCATCGTCGATAATGTTGAATCTCGGTGATGACGTAGTTCGTGAGACCTGTTTCAACCTAAAGTTTGTCGAGCTTATATCAGCAATCGACCATGATAACCCCTCACTTTTAGTTCTTGCGAAGATGTGTTGGTTAAGATTACCAAAATGTGATCTATTCTTATAAGATAGATAGATCGGATCAGGCATAATGTATCTTAACCATTGCATCATAGCTGCTTCATCTTCTGCATCGAAAGAAAACATGTTCCGCTTTCTTATGTGAGTAGCTGCAGCCTCGAACCGCTTGTGAGCAAGTAACGTTTTAGACGTGATTACGTTAGATCCATTGAAACTGAAGAAATCCTCACCACCTATGAAGTAATTCAGCCACTCCTTGACGGCTGGATCTCTTGGATCTAGATGGATTGTAGCATACCTGAAAGGATTACAGAAGAAGAAAGTTGGCGCTTCATCATTGATGCGGCGTAACATATGTTTACGCATCGGAAACTGAGTTGTTTGACCATCAACATTTAACTGGACACTTTCTGGTATACTTTCAATCTCCCAGCCACGTAGGATGTCTGGATTACCTAAACCATTATCATCTTTCAATAACATATATGTTTCACATTCCTTAATAACCGAAATGCCCAGAAAGTTGTTTTTAGCAGTTGGATGTTTGACATTGTTCTCAAAAGCCGCATCGTACTGTGGGATGTTTGGCCGCTCAAAAGTACCTCCTTCATCAATGTAGTTCTGCAAAACTAAAGCGTAAGGTATCCATTTTCTGTCAAATTCAATTAGCCTTCTCAGTCTGTCGTCTGTGATTGTATCACCACTACGTACTGGATCTAAACGTGACACTTTATTCCAGTTGATCAGTGTACCTAACCTAACACGTTTATCTTCAACCACATGACTTAACGTAGTATGGAAGTAGTCTTTATACTCATTGGAACCAGTTTCGACATCTTTCTCAGACTTACCGAAAAAGATTTCTAACTGTTTTAGATGTTCATCTTCAAATTTCTCTAATAGTTCTACTTCAAAGGCCAATGACTTTTCAAATCTTTCTTGAATGTCCATTCCTTATTGACAATTTTCT